GTTATGGCTAAGTTCGCAGAGAATCCAAACGCATTCATTATTCTAGAATCCTCTATTGACGGACGCACGATTAACCCCTATACTATAGCTTCAACTACCGCTTTAGAAGCTGTCTCAACTCTATACCCGGATGTCGATGCTAATTGGTTTAATATCGTTATCCGCGGCCGATTCCATCTAACCCAGCTTGAATTCGAAGGCTCCCAGCCAACTAGGAAGAGGTAATTCTCATGGCTACATTTACTAGTCTGGGCACAACTTTTAATGAACCGCAGAATACACAGGCTGAACTTTTTCGGAATGCTCTGCAGTCTGCTATTGGTAATAAGCCTATTGTTCAGTTTCAGAATCCTGATGGAACGCCAAATGGAACTTTATCTGGGGGTAGTACACTAACTCCAGGACTTATTGCATTAACTCAGGATTTTATTGACTCAAATGCTGGCGTTAGGACTGAATTTCAACCTTCTCAACCTGACAAAAGACAGAAGCAAGCTAGAATAAATCGAAACCCATCTGCTTCTGGACGAACTAGTGCTGCAAGTGGGCGTTCTTCTGCCTCTGCTTCTGCTACGTCACAGTTGGCTAAGGAAGCCTTGCCTGAGATTATTGCACTTGCTAGGAATATTGCGAGTCGCGGTGGCACAAATGAAGCAAAGAATGCTTCCAATGATTTAGCTTCTCTTCGTAATGATTTACAGAACACATTCAACATGCTTTCTGTTGAGAATGCTAAAGGACTTGCTGGAGACGCTGTTCAGGAAGTATTGCGGCAGTTCCGTGAAGTTACCTTTCCTAAGATTACAGCAATTTCTGAAGCTGCTGGAACCTCAAAGAGTGCACTGCGAGCATTGCTTACTCAGGATGCTGAAGCTCGCGCAGGAGGCCAGGCAGCGAAATTGATTCTTGATACTGTAGCAAGATTTGCAGAGTTACAGAATCAGAATGCAAGTCAACAAGTAGCTGCGGCGCAGACTCCTGTATCGGACCAGCTGCTTAAACTTTTACAGGTTGCTCCTGAGATTTTGACTAATACAAATAATCTTATTCGAACAAAGACTGGACGAGGCTTCGCTAGTGTGAGCGGGGCTCAGAATACATTCCGAAATAGGGTAGGATAATGGCTAAACCTGTACCTACTATAACCTTAAACAAGGTAGCTCCTTCAGTTCGTAGACTACTTAGTTCTGCAGCTGAAGGTGCTAAAACTCCTGTACTTGATAATGAATCCGTTCGCCGTGCGTTTGGAATCCTAGAACTTGATGCTAAGATTGCTCCTCCTACTACGAGACAGACTTCAGAAAATCCTGCAGTTGATGCGCTGCTCGGTGCCAGAGATGCTCAGTCTCAGACACAGATACAGTTACAGGCACGCTCTGATGTTCTAGGAAGTAGAATTGCTTCTCGTATTGGAATTCCTGACACTCAGAGTAGACTTGAAGCATTGACTCAGGGTGTTCTATTTGGGGATAAGAATCCTGAGACCATAACCGAAATTAAGCGATTGAATGCGGTTCTGACAACACAGAATAATCTTTTAGCACAGGAATTGAAAACTACACTTTCCAAGGACCCTGAGATTATCCAACTTAATAAGCAGGCTGCTACAGATAAAGTCAGAGTAGCAAATGCACAGACAAATCTTACTCAAGCAAATGCTATTGCAGCTACGACACGAGCTGAGCAAGCTGCTGAACGTGGTCGAAGGGATGCTAGTAAAGTACAGGAAGCTGCTCGTAAGGCCGCATTATCAGATAGTGCTATAAATACAATAGGTAGACTTCTTAATATAGATGATACGCAGGCTAGTAAAACTTTGTTATCTGGTGCAGTCCCTGTTTCAATCAAACCCTTGGCTCAAGCACTTGAAGCAGGATCTGATGCAGTAAATATTAAGTCCCAGTCTGTTAGAATTGATGATGTTTCAAGAAAGGCTTATAGAAACTTTGTATCTACATCGCCTCAGGTAACTGCTGAGAATCGAGATATTGTTCTTAAGAATTATGATGAAGTAAGTCAACTTCTTGATAAGATAGATATTCAAGCAGGTGAGGCAGTTTCTACTGAGATCGCTACAACAGGTAACGTTCTCCTTAATAAGGATAAAGCTCTTATTGCTGCAAAGAAAGAAAGTCTGTTCAAGTTAAAGGCCGGACAAGCTGCCTTGGATCGCTTTAGCGCGCAGACTTTAGCAAATCCAGAATTGCTTTTGCCTAAGATAGGAGCTGCCGAGGATATTGCTCTTGCTAATGAATTGATTTCTTTAATGCAAGATAATACGGGTGGACAGAATGACTCCTTTCAGAATAGACTTACTACAGCAATTAAAAGTTTTGATCAAGGATTACGTAGAAAGGATAAGCGATCTGTTGCTACTAGATTTTTAGACGGTAGTCCAGAAATTATAGCTATGGAGAAGCAAGAAATTATTGTACTAAAGACAATGATTCATGCGGCTCTTGATCGTTATAATGCTGTGCATAAACAATTCGGTTTTGATCTTTCTCCGAGTATTTCTGATAGTATTTTTCAAGCTGCTATAATTAATACAAAACTACCTGCAATAATTCGAGGACAAAGTAATGATTTACCTCTACAATTACCTACCCCTCCATTTAGGTTCTAAATAATGTCTCTCAATCCTTTACTGGATGCAGACCTCGCGCACCAGGCAGAAAGTCTTTTCCAAGGAAAGACTGATAGCTTTGAACTGAATGATTTGATTGAATTTCCTGCAGCAGTTGTTACAGATATTGGTGTTTCCTTAATTAATAGTTTCCTTCCGAAGAATGATGAAATTCAAACAGAGGATGTTCTCTCAAAGATAAGTACAGACCTTAGCGATTTCTATCTAAATCATAGAACAGGAGTTAATGTAACTTCCTTCATCGGAGGATTGATTCTTCCTGGTGTTCTTGTAGGTAAGGCATTGAAGTTAGCCAAAGCGGGAAAGATTGGCTTAGCAGGACGCCCGTTTCAATTCTTTGATAATAAGATAGGACAGAATAGAGATGCCGCCTTGCAACTTCTTAAGGATGGAGGAGATTCTACTCTTCAATTGATTCAAGCTAAGAGACGTTGGCGCGGCGCAGTCATCGGACAGGCTGCTCTAGAGAGTGCTACCTTTGAGGGCGCAGTTGCTCTTATGCTGAATGGACATCCTTTCCTTGAGAATTATAATGAATCCGACTTTCTAATTGGGACAGCACTAGGCACAGCTTTTGTTCCTATTAAATTAATCTGGGAAGGAAACAGATTTAGAAAATTAGCACAAGAGATTGAGAGCAAGGACATCGCAGGCCCGGCTGTTCCGCTGGCTACGCAGACAATTATACCTACGCTGAAGGGGGCAAGGAATCTTGGTGAAGAGATTGGCCGCAGAGCTTTTCGTATTTCTGAGCAAGAGAATCTGCTTGCTAGTGATATAAATGCAACTACTCGAGAGATTGTAGATACGGAACTTGTTAAGACTAAGCGCAAACAAGCTGATGCTGTAGTTTCAATGATGACTCCTCGGTTGAAGGATACTTTGAGAAAGGCCGCAAATCTGACTGGAGATAAGTTAAACCTCGTAGGAGAAGCAAAAGATCCTTTCCTGACAGATAGCCTTGGTCATATCCTGAGTGCAGTTAATTCTCGCTTTCAGAGCTTCATGGGCGTAGATAGATTTGATTTATTCACAACCAAGAGTGCTGTTTCTAAGGAAGCTGCGAAGGATTTAGGAATTAAACATGTCTTTGTGGATGCTAAAGATTCTGGTGGTGTCGGAATAGAATCCTTTGAAGGCGGCACTATTGCCGATGTTCAAAGCTTTCTGCGATTGGGGAAGCTAGAGCCTTTTGCTTCTGAGACGAATGCTGCTAAGGCTATCTCTGAAAGCTCTGGCAGAGATATTACAGAGTTATTCAATGGAGATAAGATTCGTGTAGGCAATACTGATGTTCAGCTCCAGCGACAGGAGAATCATTTTACTCTTACACTGTTCGATTCAGATAAGGAGATTGCAGAAAGGAGCCAACTTCGTAAGTTCGTTCAGGATACAGTAAGGATAATTAATAATCCCAATGCTACTATGGATGTCAAGATAGTCCAGACTGAAATTCCTGTTGCAGGTCAGGGAGAACTTTCAAAGTTCTTCGACAAGGCACAGAAGCTTTCCGAGAGGGAAGCCAAGTTCTTAGTAGATGATACCGTTGGTAACGCTTCTATGACACCTGGACAATTTACTGGAGAACAGCTTACAAATCCAAGACAGTTCTATATCTCTGGAGAAGGTCTAGCTACTGGACAGAGATTAATTGGTCCTGTCACAGGGGCTAGAACCTTTACCGATGTAACTCCTGAAGGTGGAAAGGTTGCTTTAATTGAAATTCCTAAGAATACTCGGATAGCTACTCCTGAGGACCTTCGTGCGCTCCGTGAAGTAGCAGCAGACCAAGGGATTAACTTCTTCAAAGGAAATAGAGTTCTTCCACTTGATAAGCTCATCACTCCAGAGACAACTAGATTCTTGGCTAAGCAGGGCTTTGCTGGTGTGGATGTTAATCTTACTAATCCTGCACGAAGAACTTTTTCTACTCTTGGTGTTCATCTTTTTGGAAAGGGCGCTATTGTTCGACAGGGCGAGGTTGCTCAATCCCAACTTATAAAGGCAAGAGGACTTCCTGTATTTCCAAATGAACATGAGATTGCAGTCTATTCTCCTTTCCATGGGCGAGTTCTTCCTGCTTCTCAAGCGAAATTAGTTCTTGGAGCTGCGGATATTGAAGGTGGCTATGTCAGGAACTTTAAATATACTATTGGTAAGATAGTTTCTGGACTTACTGACTTCGCTCCTTTTAGAGATGCTACTCATATTACCGAGGCACAATATCTGGATGCTATTGCGGCACTTCCTCAAGGTAAGTTTATTCCCAAGGTTATTGATGTTGCTATTGATGACCTGCCTAGGCTTAATGCGATAAGCACTCGGCCGGACTTAGTAGATAAGGTCCGTCTTATTGGCCCAGGAGGAAAAGCCATCTCGACGGCAGGCGATCTTTCTTCTGAGCAGCTAACTGCTGTTCTTAACAGTGCAAAGGTAGAATGGGCAAGAGCTTTGCATGAGCGCGGTTATGCTATTGAACAGATAGTACGCTATACGAATACTCCTCAGAATACTGTTGAGAAGTTCTTGGCTGCGGATTTTAATCCCGAGCTGCTAAGAGACTTTGCAGATAAGACTGCACAGTTTCAAATCTTTGCTAGCAGTGAAGCAGGTTCGATAGCTAGATATCTGCGGCCGAAGATGCTTAAGCTTTCAGGAGATAAGCTGAATAGTCAGGACCTGATTCGTAACCGACAGATTCAGGAGTATGATAGGAAACTGCTTGATAATGCCGCAGATGCCGTAATTGAAGAAGTTACTAGTATTGCAGCTTCTGAAGTTCCTCTAGTTGGTGCGCTTATGGATATTGTACGTGATTCTCGCTTTGCTACTTTGATAGAGAATGGCCGCGAATTCTTCACCAGCTTTGGTCTAGGAAAGTCTACAATAACTTCCAGAGATTTTACTCTTAGAAATCTACCTACAGTTGATGGAAGAAAGCTTGGCGACTTAGTAACAGGTGTGGGAGATAACATCGGGAATGCTATCAACAAAGCTATTAGCAACAAGGAAGGAACAGGTATTGTTGATAGAGCTAATAGAGCATTCCGTCCTATAGCAGATGATCCTGTTGCTACAGTGTTCTTTGGACAGATATTCAAATCGCTTAATAAAGTAGGCGATAAGCAAGCACGACAGATGCTTTATATTCCAGATAGTGAGACTACTGGCAAGATAGCTATAGCCTTTGAAACAACAGAAGGTGGCAGTGCAGTTCCTACAGAGTTTCTTCGTTATGTAAAAGCTAATGGAGAATTCTCAGATGAAGTGATTCATGTTAATATAGATTCCGTGCATAATCTTCTCTTGAATGCTTGGCCGAATGTGCAGCAGGATATGCTTGCACTTATAAATGTCAATCGAGCCTTGATTGGAAAGCCAGATATAGTTCCTCGTGGTATTTGGTTTCCTTATAATGACCTTAGAAATTCTCACAAGGCATATTTGTTCGATGGAATTAATCCTGATAATACTCGGGTAGTAATTGGTAAGACACCCGCAGAATTGGATGCGAAACTATTCGAGCTTAAGAAAGAACTTGATCCTAGTATTCAAGTAGTCAAGCAAAGTAATGTGGAGGATTTTAATAGACTATCTGCCTATGAAGCTACAAATGAATTCAAGCGTGCAGACGCTACGCTAAAGAAGTCAGGAGTTCTTGTAGAGAATGTTTCTGCTACTCCTGAATTGCTTGATGAAATTCTGCGCTCTCTTGAGGGAGATATCTGGAAGCATGGCAGAACTCTTGTGCGTCATGCAGGTTATAAATTGTTCGACCAACTAGATGCAATTACTACGCAGAGGCAAGCAAGTGCGCGTAGTGCTCTAGGGACATTTGCACAGAAGGCTGCTACGAAAGCGGACATGGGTACTGTTGTAGCCAAAACAGTTCTTGGATTGAATCTTCTTGATAATAACCAATTACTTAACACAGCGAATAATCAATTCTCTTTCATGATTGATAGAAGTGCTAACATCGTGGCAGATGCTATGCAGGCTGCTGGGATTGGGAAGGCCGCGTCCAATGTCAGTCTTGCCACCTATGAGCAGTTGATAAAGGATCTTTCTGCAAAAGGTATTCCCAATCCATATTCAGGCTGGGAACAGTTTGCTGCAGCTAATAGCAAGATTATTCAAGGAGCTGCTCCTGGTTTTGTGGCTCGTGCTAACTCTGCACTTGTTACATTGACTTTGCGAGCTTGGGAACTTTCACATGCTGCGGTTACTACAATGAGTCTGCCAATTGTACTTGGTGCGGAGCTGACTTCTCAAGGAGGTTTTACTTATCCACTGAAATATATGATGAAGGGAACTAAGAGTCTCTTCTCTTCGCTTCCTGAACATGTTACTAGGAGAGCGACTGCAGCAAGGAAAGGTTATACTAGCCTTATGACGGCAGAGCTTACAGAGAGCATGGAGAAGCTAGTCTCTGGTAGCACGATACTTGATAAGGTTGCAGATAATAAAGCTGCGCGGACTGCGTTCAGGATTCTTACGGCCGCATCCGATACTTCTGAGATTATCACAAGAGAGCTTGCCTATAGTAGTTTCTATGAACTTGCAATTGATACTCTTGGCAAGGGCAGAGACTTAGTTGAATATGAAAACTTTGCCAATACTTTTACCAAACGAGCAATGGGGAATTATGTAGCTCGTCAGCGTCCTGTACTTTTCCAGGGAACTCTTGGTGCTACCTTTGGTCTCTTCCAGACCTTTATGCTTTCTATGGCGCAGCAGATGTTTCGCTTTGTAGAACAGAAAGACCTGGCGGCAATTACTGCACTTATAGGAAGCCAGATTGGAATATTCGGTACAAATACTCTTCCTCTTTATGATACATTGAATACGGCTATTGGTGCTTATTCTGGTGAAAAGCATGGAGATTTGAATACTCTTACGTTTAAGCTCTTTGGGAATAATGAAGATCAATCAAGGACTGCGGCCGAAGCAATTCTATTCGGACTTCCTAGTTCTCTCTTCCAGACTGCATTCTATACTCGAGGTGAGCTGGAGCCTAGACTTCCTTTCTCTGCTGGACGAGGAGGATTGTCGGTTCTGCCTCCTGTAGTAAGTGCTGCCGTTCAACTTTTTCAAACTGCAAAAGATACTGCTACGAACATTATAGAGATTGCTGCGAATGCAGGAACGCCTATTGACATTAGCAGAGCAGTGGGTGAGGGACTTAGTCTTCAGACAGTTTCGCGGCCAATTGCAAGAATAGCTGAACTTATCACGGGAACTTCTCGAGATAGAACAGGAAGGATTATTGATGCGAATACTTCATTTCAGATGAATGTGGCTACAGTGAGCCGCGTCTTTGCTTCTCGGCCGCTAAAGGAACAAGTGCTACGGTCTCTTAATTATTCTAATGATTACTACACGGCTATTGATAATCAGAATCGTAAAGATGTAATTCGAGCTATGCGCTCACTCGTCACAGGTAATCCAGATAATGAAACTTTTGGGAGTCTCTTCCAAAGATATATGGATGCTGGAGGAAGTTTGAAAGGGTTTCAGCAAGCGATGAACGAGTCAATGCTTTCTTTGAGCAATGGACCCGCTCAGTCGCTTGCTGATGAAAGGAATAGACATACTGAAATAGATAAGATATTCCAGGGTTATCTGAATTAATTACCTATTTTGAAGATGTCCTTTTTCTCCTCTGTGGTCAGGTCATTGAGTAGCTTGTTGTCCACCGCATATCTTGCGCCCAATCCATACTTCTCAGCCACAGTATTGCGCCTTTCCATGTCTGCCGTAGCATATTGTTCTTTACGGAAGAACTTGGATACTCGGCAGTTTTCCTGTGGATCTCTTACTAATGCTACAAAATAAACAGGTATTTTCTTCTCACTCACTGTCATTCTCCTTAGAAAGGTGGCTCTTCCTCTAGCTCATCTTTCTCTTCTTCCCCATATTCCCTTTCTGTAAGTGCCGCATGACACTCTGAGCGCACTTTCCCCGGATCGAATTTCTTTTCAATCCATTCCAGATAGGAAGAAGGAACAAGATACTCGCCATTGGAATCCTTTTCCCTCAGACCAAGTCCCTTGTGCTTACCAAAATAAAGAATGAAACCTTTATCTTCACTTTGTTCGGTCATCTCTATACTCCGCTTCGTTAGATAGGTAGATAGCTAGATGCAAGAGAGCACTGCTCAATTTCTCGAAAAGAACATCAGTCTGAGCAATGCTTCTTGCTTGGCACATCTCGGCTACTTCTTTAAGTTTCCTAATAAGTCGTTTCTTCTCCTCTCTTTGGTAGGCGGTAATCATTGTCCTGTACTCCCGAAACCTCCTTCACCTCGCTGTGTTTCCTCAGTTAGAACCTTTCCCCAATGGAATCGAATTCCTGTTACTACTGGGAGGATAATAAGCTGAGCAATCTTATCCCCAGCTGTAACTGGATAAGAATCTGTCTGGCTAAAATTATGTAGCATTACCTGTAATTCTCCTTGATAACCTGGATCAATTATTCCAGGAGCATTCAGAACAGCCACCGAATGGTGAAGGGCTAAACCTGAGCGAGAACAGACTAGTCCAAAATAGCCATCTGGGAGAGCTATTCGAAAGCCTGTAGAGAAAAGCCGCGTAGCTCCTCGGTAGAGTACATATCTCATTGCATGTGGAGCTGCCCAGCGTAAATCATATCCTACATCTCCACGAGTGGCTTGTTCAGGTAATCTATTATTGGGAGAAATAGATTCAATTACTATGTTAGGTTGGCTCATCATCTTCTCCTTTTCCTGTGGCTGCTGGATGTTCTTCTGGGGTAAGCATATTGTAATCTATTAGTCCATCCTCCCATTTATTAGTAACATCTATATTAGGCAAGAACATTGGGTTTCCATTTATCACAACTCTCTGTAGTCGTCCTGCGTCCGTCATATTCTTTATAAGGTCTACCATTTCTGAGATTTTATTCAAGTCTTGACTTACTTTCTTCCACAATTCTTTCGCAGGTAGCGGACGCCGTGAGGCTTTTAGAACTTCCATCAAAGTATTAGCGACATTAGAGTTCTTGGCTTTTCCAAATTCACCTAGTGCATGTGGCATATAAAGCTCAGCAGTGTGAAGGATTGTATTTGCCTTGATACAGATTTCTTCTGTTATTGTCAGCGTAAGATTTGCGGCGCAGATTATTTCTATAAGTTTAAGCAGGTGGACAAAACGCCGCGTCTGATAGTAATTGAAACGATAATCATCAATGCCTGGAAAGCGTTTGTAGATTCGGTCAAGAAGTTTTCTAGTTCCAGGACCAAAGATTATTGGACCGAGAAGACTAGAACCTATCTGCTCCAGTCTGCTAGTAATCTCTTTTATCAAACTAGTATCTGGAGGAGTAGGAAATGAAATCATACGGTCTTCATCAAGACTAGCATTTCCATGCACAAAGATAATTCTGCTGAAGAATCCGCTGTTGATGGCTTCAGGGCCGAAGGCTTTAGCTATATTCCCTGGAGTATTTCCTCCGAGGATATTGATAGTCGGCTTGATGATAAAGGAATTATCACTTCTCTTAGCTGAGGTTTCATACTGTTCTGGACAGTCCCACATCTTAGAGAGTGCTGTAGCAAACTCTTCATTCTTGAGCCCGATAAAATCATTGAACTCATCTGCGACTATAAAGAGTTCCGTAGGAGCATCGAGTACAAAGTCTTCAAGACCGTCTTCATCTGTTTTCCCCTTCATTTGCATAGTTGTCATGTCCAGCCAAAGAGCTTCCTTAGATGTTCTATCTGCGGAGAAGTTCTCAAAGCCTGCCTTTCGTACAGCTTTCTTTCCTATATTTATTGCAGTTGATTTTCTAGTTCCAGGGGAGCCCATTAGCATGATGTATAGGTTCGGATAGATATAGCTATGACCAAAAGGAATATAGACAGAGCGACCTAGCAGGGCTCCGATTATAGAAAGGGCAGTCCATCGGTGGAATACCCTAGGACTTTCTGACTCCCCGACGAAGTCAAAATAAAGATTAAAGAAATCCTCCATTTCATTAGATCAAATGTCGGCTTAGCATTAGTCTTACGGCTGCTATCTGAGCCAGGCAATCGGAGATAGCATTATGCTTATTTGGATTGGCAGGCCGTAAATCTTTTCCATGAAGATAGCGTAAAGTCTTAGCACACATTACACTAGATCGTTTATTAGTATAGATAAATACCTTAGGAATATATAATTGATGCCGCCTAAATGCACTTAGCAGAATAGGAATATCAAAGGATGTTGGCCAACTCCAAATAACTGTCTTATTTGAAAGGTTGAACTCATCTAGCCATTTGCCGAATCTATACAGTACAATTGCTTCATCTTCTCCGTCGTCTAGGCATGTATATAGGAAATCAGCATTTGTCTTTATCCACCAATTTAATGTATTAAGATCAAATATACCTTGGGAAGGTTTGATAAGACAATTGAATACATCTTCCTTGAAATCAGACTCAGATTGCAAGGTAAAGGTGACTGCACCAATTTGAATAATGGGTGCATCTGGCAGAGTGCCAAGTGTTTCCAGGTCAATCATAATGTGTGTTGAATTCTTCATGTTTCTTCTCTCCAGTTGAATCCTGCTTTGACTTTGAAAGCCGCATTCAATGTCTCGAATAGAACGGCTCTATTTGGATTAATATCTAACAAAGCTGAATGTAATTGTTCCACAGTCAGGTCTGCAATACGCTTTCCTTTTTGTGGGCCGAAAGGCATGATTAGGTCTTGCTCTTCAGGTTGCTCCATACTTTTCCTTCCTTCAATGTCGTGGGAATTCTGAGCTCTTGCCCGTGGATAATGATTGGCATATCCAGGGCTTCCTTTAATTGGGCCGCATAGCTATCGAACTTTTCCTCGACGGCCTCAAAGAATATGGAATCATGAATCTGAGCCAGTGGGATGAATTCTCCTTTAGATTCCAACCACATCTTCCAGGCTATTATCATCCCTTTGTTAATAGGATAGACAGTTAAATGCTGCGGCTGATGAGCTACAGCATCTCGAAGAACTTTATGATTGCTTACCACATCTCCATGGAAATGTCGAGTCCAACCATCAGCAGTAGTTAACAGAGGAGATTTAATCAGAGAAATCTTTGTCAAATCCCACCAGACTTTTACATTAGGATAAGCTGAATGATAAAGGCCAAGGACATATTTGACAAATGCAGTCAAGGTTTCCTTGCTTGGCCGCTTAAGAATCCGCATGAATTCCCGCAGAGATGTAACTCCATTCGTATCGATGAAAGTCTGTACTCCCATCATGAAGTTAGTTCCATGCACAGTCTTTTTCATAAGCTGCCGTCTAGGATCAGACTTCTCAATCTCTGAGCCGAAGGAACGGAAAGCAAATTTACAATAGAAATCTTCTCCTGGAGTTTCCAGGTCCTGTTTTAGGATAGCATCTTTGGAAAGATAAGCTACGCTTCGAGCATCTGCTTGTTCCTTATCAATCTCTCCTAGCCTATAGCCTGGGTCTGCAATCATACACTTCTTGAAATACGGCGGAATGTTCATTATCTGTGTGCCATAATTTTGATTCTTTCTAGCAGCCTCTGCGGGAGGAACATAAAGAGATGAACTATGTGCTGCCCAACGAGAAGTTGTAGTTCCATCAATCTGCTGATTGTACTTCAAGCGGCCATGGAAAAGGATAGCATTGTAGTAAGTAGAAACAGCTTTGCTCTGCTCACGGAATTGTAGAAGCTCATCAACTACCCTGGTGACTAAGGGATGCTGTGTGGCTATTTTCTTCAGAGTAACTTCATCGGTTCCATAGCGGCTTTTGCTTCTCTTTGGCTTTATTGCGCCAATGATTGAATAGAGAAAGATTGCAACTTGCTTGTAGGAGCCTGGATTAAAGTCAGGTTCTCCTGTCATTAGTTGTAGATTGGACTTTTTCTCTTCAATTATCTCTGTGGCTTCTTCCTTAAGAGTCGCATGAACCTTGGTGTCTATCTTTACTCCGTAGAAAGCAAGCTGAATAGCAGAGAATACTTCGGGGAATTTCATATAATAATTAGCAAGCGCCCAGTCTGGTATTTGGTTAAGTAATGCAAGGAGAACTCTAGCAGTTGTTAAACAGTCTTTCGCGTTGTATTCGTATTGTTCCCATCTTGATTCTGAGTGGGCTTGTTCTTTCCAGTAGTAGGCGTCAAAGAGGAAGAAGCTCGCCAGAAAGTCCAATGACTTCGGGAGTTCCGCTTGCCAACAATACCATAGATATTCAGTATCGAGGATATAATTACTAGTGGCAATACCATAACGAAGGAGCTGATAATTATCAAAGGCACCATTATGGAAGCAGAAACGCTGCTCCTCTTTATGGAAGGTTCGTATTTGTCGGAAGACTGCTTCGTATTCATCTAGGCTTGACCACTCTTTTGGGAGGAAAGGAACTACGAAAGTGTTAATTCCTTTGGATGAGATTACGCTGTAGCCTATCATATCAATCTGATTTAGCATTGTAGTTTCAATATCACAAATGATAATGTCGGAAGGATTGATGGAGGCTAGCATTGTGCGCAGCTCGGCCGCAGACCTAACGAGTGTCCAAGCAAGTTTAGTAGCAGGTTTCTTCAGCGTGGAAAGTTTCTTCAGGTCATGTTGAAGTAGCCACTGACCGTAGGGAATAGTCTGGACGTGACTTAGCGGATTGATTACAAGAACAGGGCAGCTGAACTTTAGAACACTGCCTCGCCAATCATTTAGATTCCCCTTGCCAGATACTAAGTTTTTTAGTGTGCCAGGATTAGCAAGGATAATACCATCAGCTTTTATTTTAGCCGCGATTGCTAGCAGCTCAGATTGCTCGAAGACTTTAGGGGTGAGCTTAAGCTGATGATTGGGAAGCAGTTTCCCTAAGGAATACTTGAACTTTAGATCATCTTTTGTTAGATTGACTATGAGGAGCATGCGCGTTAGCTTCCTACTGTTCCCTTCATATGGTCCATTTTATCCTTAGCTTCTTGTAGTTCTTCGTAAGTAGCTTCTAATTCTCGGATATTTCGACGTAGGTCCTTATCTATTATCTCAATGACAACCTCATTCTTACCCTCTTTTATTCCCTTTATAAGTAAATCAAGTACATCATCCATAGTCATCTGTATTTTAGCCATTGCTATATTCTCTTAAGGAATGAGTAACCCTTCGATAACAGGACCTTGAATTTCTTGAGTTCCTGGATTGTATTGAACACCGCGTTTGCTAACGATAGCATGTAATCCAATTCTACCTGATTCTTTTGTTTGAAATATTTGAATAGAAGTCCATCTAGTTAGTACAATGTTGAGGGCCGCGGCCGAATAAACGTAGGCATTAGACTCAAGCGGCAAGTCCATAAGCTCATAACCTTCCCTGCTTACAAGATGAACAGGGAAGAACGTTCTATTCCAGAGCAGATGGATAGCTTCCTGGATATTAATACCATCTAGGGCAGGATGACCCAGCTCCTTCATGATGTTCTCATAACTATCTCCTGTTACCATAGCAATGCAACAGATTAAACAGTCATTCCTTGTCCGCATCTTTACAAGGTTCATGGCTTGGGTGCAGCGGGTGGCGGTAGCGTATCCATAATATGTGCTGTAAGCTCTATATATTCTCCCCTGGTTATAAGCTGCTTTTCATCCCTTGTTAGTTCATCGTAGGTAGCCCACCGAGGTTCTTTACCTTCATCATAAATCTTGAAGCCCCATTGCAGGATTCTACAAGCGAGCATATTAAACTTTCGTAAGTTCATATTAATAATCTCCCTTTGAAATAAGTTTCCAGCCAGTATCTTCCAGTATTGATGTGCTTACTGTATCAATAACATGGTATAAAGTTAAGTCATCAAGTAGAGATAACTCTTTCATCTCATCAATAGCTTTCAACTTTGTTCTACATAATAGAATAGCATCTTCAGGGTTGGTATGAATAACTCGACTATAGCCATACATATATAAACCAGGGTGTTCTATTAAATAGTAGTTCATATCAATGCTCCTTCTTTTCCAGGTTCCCGCCCATGAAGAATTTCTCACGGAATTCTCTTTGATGTCCTGTTGGATCTTCTCCAGGGATTTCTTCTATGAGGAGAAAGCCGGCATCTGTGAACATCTGTTCAAGTTCAGGATTGGCTAGGATAATTAAGGAGGAAAGGATTATATTCTCAGAATCATCTGGCTCGAAATAGATATGTTCCATATCTTCCCAGACACGAGTAAAGTGGCCTTTAGCATTCCTTTGCATATCTGTGATGATGCGGAATAACTTGGCCCTAGCCTGCCTCATCTCGCTACTTTCTCCTTCTCTTGAGGCAGGCTTTCTCTGGAACCAGTATGGAGCCACATACTCAGTCATTGTTTGTTTTCTCCTGAGCATAGATAAACATAGCATAGGCTACTATGTCCAGCCAATACTTGGAGGATTTCTTAGTATTGTTATTTATACGTATGCGTAAACGCTCCTTAAACTCCTCAAGAAAGTCTGGATCGTTCCAGCCACGATATCCTTGGATGGCTTTAGCAGATAGTCGCTCGTAGACATCATTTGCTACAGAGTCTACGAATCTATCCAGCCGCGTAATTTCTCTGTCTTGTTCTGCACGAGTCATTAGTGTCTCCTTGAATGTTTGACTTTAACCTGTGTCTTAATACCTCGGAACATATCTACCTTGTAGACCTTTGTTCCAACCTCTGCAAAGTCTAGAACTTTATTCGCATGGTCAATACTAGGAGTAAGTTCCAGAGTAGTATTGCAAGAGACTATCTCGAACATGATAGGATTATCAAGAAAGCGAACCTTTTGCAAGGCGCCCTTGATTCCCTGTGCTGTGTAGCGGATGTAGTTTTCTATAGCTTGATTTCTCATTATCTTATCCTTTGGAAGAGGAAGGGCCGCCCCGCCATCCTTGGCAGAGCTTTCCTTTCTGCTAGACGTCAGCGGTGATTTTCACAAAACGCGTATTCTCATACGTGTTCTGTCCCTTGACCGTGGTGACCTTGGAAAGGACTGCCTCGAAAGGCTTTCCCTCATCGCCGTAGGTTCGTACAAGGAAGTCCAGCATATCCTTGAGCTTGACTCCTGCGATGTCACCGAGCAGCTTTTCCAGTCGGGCCTTAAGATACGGCGTACCCTCAGGAATGTTGAAGTTCTCCGAGAAGAGAGTTCCATTGGGTACAGGGTCTTCCGTATCTGCTGCGAGGCTCAGGGTCTCTCGAACGAAGTAGGCTATTATAACACGAACCGTCATCTCCCCTTCGCTATTCTGCTTCCGAGAAACCTTGGCCGACTTCACGCCCAGGCTGTAGTTGCCATTCGGAGGAGCGATGAAGTCTCCTGCGGCTTCCACGTTGTCCAGCGTCATGCCGTCGATATCAGCCATGTCCAACATGGAGATATCGTCACTGTCGGCGCCTATGTAACTGCTGAGTATACTAACTTTTTGCATTTGCTTTGCTCTCGCTTTGATTGGCTGAAGGTGATTGCGTGGCTGGCGCGAGTAGAGCCGTCATATCTCCTTTCTTTAGTTTCTCAAGGGCAATATCCTGTCGAGTTCCTGCAACAATATCACTGCGATAAGTGGGAGTGCTTATTCCCTTGAGTTTATTAAGCTCAATACAGCGATAGATAACAGAACCGAAAGCTTTTGCACATTGTGCGCTCTGATTTCTGCTACCAAAATTCGGGAAGATAACTTCCTTGCCTTCAGGATTCTCTGTCACACTGGTATGAGTTACTACGATGATGTTACTTTTACTTGTCTGTACCATTGTGAGGAAATCTGCGGTGAATTCAGCTACAATACCATAGTATTGTCGAAGGTCCTTGAAATCATATTTTACTTTGGCAAGAGCAAGAAAGCTGGCAGCAAGTTGAGAACCTGAGTCTATTATCTCTACCCAAGAAGAGTCTCGTTCGGAAGGGTCCAGAAGGAAACTGTCATCGGCCAGTTTGCAGCGGCTACAATCTACGCGGCCATGCTCAGCGCAAATAGAAATTCTAGTGCGGGTGGACATAACCTTGAGCATAGTGACTGCGGCAATTGGATTCGATGAAGTGTCAGGAATTGGGACGACAGTAATTTTCTCAAGGGCCGCGTCCGAGATGATTCGTTCTCCATCAGGATAGTGGGCGTGGACTATAGATTCCCAGCCATTCTCCAGGTCGTAAAGGATAACCTTTTTAATCTGCGGAGCTTCAGCGATGGTGGCCGCAAAGACTGTCTTTCCTGTCTTGGGCGCTCCATAGATTAGAGCTGTTCTAGCTCCTGCTTCTAGCAGTCCCTGTCTAGCCTGGTTTGCAAGTTCGAGTGCGTTCTTTGCCATGAATTAATTTCCTATGTAAAGTTTTGCTGATTAAGTTCTAGCAATTGGTCAAAGGTTACGACGATATCCCAGTCCTCTTCCTCTTGTTCTGCCGTAGCTGCGGCCTCAAGCTGAAGGTCACAGACGTTAATCAATGGACAGGTTCGTCCGTATCTATAGCAGCCAAGCTCACGCTGACGAAAGAAATCAAGCGCTATTCCTTGCTTAATTTCTGCCAGTTGTCCTTGGACCGTGAGAAGCCAATTGAGCCGGTCTAGCCTGGTCTTAGTAAAAGGAAGAGAATGGAGGATAGGATAGATATGCGGCTTTTTCAACTGGAAGACAATGTAGAAAACTGTGAAGAGATTTCCGCTAGGAGTGATGTCGTCAAGAACAATGCTGTAGCTGAGAGCTTGCGGACTGTGTTTATAAAGAGCTTCAAGATTAAAGAGATTCAAGCCTGTGGTTTTGCAATCAATAACTGTGAGCTTTCCTGTAGGAAGATGCCGAAGAACAGCATCAACATATCCGCAATAATAATCTCCTTCGTCATTTAAAACGAGCTTGAATGAAAGCTCTGTTGCGGGCTTTCCATTAAAAGTTAAAAGTTCCCAAGAGGAAAAGTCCCATTCCTTGGAGGCTACCTCGATAGCCATGCAGGCTCGTTCAAAGGTTTTCTTTTCTTTCGTAGAATCCTCGGCAGTTTCTATCATCGGTTCATAGGCAAGGAAACAATCGAAGAGTGCGCGCTCTAGATCCTTGTAGGCTAGTAGACTTTGAAAGCCAGCACCTACAGCCTTGCCAAAGGAAAGGTGTTCGCTAGTCTCTGCCGCTTTTTCCTGGTAGATTAAGCGATTGATTTGAAATAGGCGCGGACAAGTTTCGTATTCTTTAAGCGCAGAATAGGAAAGACGCAGGGGGCTAGAAGTCATCAGGGGTTGCATCCATGATATCTTTTATCTCTGTAGTAGATAGCTTCTTTTTCTTTCCTGGCTTTTTCTTCTTCGTGGTAGCATCAATGATAGCCTTGTCCGTCTGGACCATCAGGCCGCGAGAGATTATGCCAATTTCTTCTGGCAGCATCTCTGCTACTATCTCAGGATGCTTTGAAAGAACCTCTCTTGTTTCTAGCAAGGCTGTCCGCAGAAGCTGGCCGCCTCCTAGATTGGCTGCAAGATGCTCTTCAATCTCCCTTAGTTTAGTCCTCGTGAAATCTGTGAGGAATTCTAAGGAAGCATCATCTGGAATGGTAGAGGATTCCTCGAGAACAAGGTCCTCGATATTGTCTGAGTCTGCCACTAGTCTTTCTCCATTCTGTCAAGTGCGCGGCCATAAGCATAGATGATAGCCTGCTCGAACTTGGTCCGCACCCTGGAAAGTAGTACCTGTTCTGGCGGTGTTAGCTGAAACTGGTTTTCTATCTCACGGATAGAACGAGTAAAACGTACTTGTAGATCCCTGATAAAGAGAGTAGTCTGTGCTTTCTTAGCTTGTCTAGAGGTCGTCATCGTCATTCACCTGTACTATTGCTACTGGAATTTGAGAGTCCTGGATAAGCATTAGTCTTATCCTTTGGAATCCCTTGCTTAGTTCTTCCTCGGTCTGCTGCAATCTCTTGCATTCAAAGCGGATTCCTGGAGGAGCGAGGTCCCCGTATTCTTGTTTATCTTTGTGTTTTCTTTTAGAGATTCCTCTACGAATTCTGTCAATGGAATCTCTTGGAACAGTTAGAGTAATATCCTCATGTTCACACAGGAAAGCATAGATGTCATCTAGTGACATGTATTTTCCCTTCAAAGGTGTAGATTCTGTCATCCTCGTTTCCTATTGATGTAGAAGAGAAGTAGTGTGGATGCTATTCTATCCTCGTAGCCAGAGGCTAGAGTCAAGAGCTGAAACCGATTAATGGCAAGAGCTTGGTCCTTGCAAAGATGACAGCCAAGCCGCAAGAGGCCGCCTTGAATATCAAGTCGCAGGGTCTGGCAAGCAATACAGAAATCAGGAAGGAATTCACTTGTGCCATAGAGCATAGTTTCAAGAAAAGAGAATTCGCTTTGACGAGGAAGATTAAAAGCAAGGAATAAAATACCCTCGAATGTCCAATCATGGACTATGCCTTCCCAGACTGCTCCGATATTAGAGACTAAGCTGGAATCGTTGCAGAAGTTTATCTCGCTGGGGGTTGGACTCCATGACTCTTCTTGTTTCAACGATGAGGGTAGCATAGACATAGTGGTATTTCCTTGCGAGAGTAAAATACGGCCGTAGCTCCCAGGTTTCAGAGAAGGTATTGGCTACGAAAATCTTCGCAGTTTCCAACTTCATCTCATTTTCTACATGCGCCTGACATACATCGTGTGCTTCCTGCAGTCTGGTTCCGTCAAATTCGTAGACGCCTTCATCGTTTATGAAGAAGTCATCTGCTACGAATAGCGGCCAGCCTGGAACCTCTTCGCCATCTTCGATGTCCATTGCAAGATGACGAGCTACTAGGCCACGTCTTGAACCTGGTAGACCGCGCAGGATAAAAAGAATGTTTGGCTGTTTCATTAACGAACTCCAGTTAAGGGAATAAGAACCGTATCATCCCAGATGAAACGAATATCTTTTAATGGGATGCCACGAGCTTGCTGATTACGAATATAATCGCGCTGAAAGGCTATCAGCTCTGATTCCATGCAGCGTACCGTGAAGCTGCCCGCACGAGTTACGATGGTGAAGTGGCGCTTGGGCTCATCTTCAGGATACGGCCAGCGAGACTGGGAATTGTAAGGCATTAGAATGCTCCTTTATTGTAAAGTTTGAAGACTTGTGTTTGAAAGCCCAAGAGACTTAGGCTTGGTGGATTTTCCAGAATAAAGTCCTGGTCCCAGATAGGAAGCCGATGTTCGCTGGCATGTTCAGGAGTTTCTTCTTCTGTTTCTGTGCGGATAACATGAACAAGCCCTCCGTGATTTCTTACCCAGACTGCTTCATTCTCGAAGCGAACATCGTCGATGAGAATAATAGCATTCATTGGGAGCTCAGCTTTCTTCACGCGATTTTCTAGATGGCGAATCCATATATCCTCGCCAAAAATATTCCTTCCTGCTTCAGTTCCTACTTGCTGAAGCATCTCTCTTGCTGTAAGCTTCCAGAAAGGATGAGGTTTATCTTCTCTTTTGTGCGTTCTTAGATAGCTAAGGGAAACGTCGAAGATTTTCGAGGCCGCATCATAGACGGGAGCGGCGAAGGAATAAGACTGATAGCGGGCCTCAGCCTTTAGAAGAGTATGTGCTGCGGTACTCTTTCCAGAACCAGCTAGCCCAGTGAAACCAATTACTTTATTTAGCATCATTTTCTTTCTCCATTGTTTCTCGTATAATGAGTACACTTATGAGGCCAAGAATATCTTGGACTGCTTCATCAAAGGCTATCTGGTCTTTCATTCTTTTCGCATGACATACTTTGTAATAAGCAGAGAATTTACAATACTTTGCTTTCGTATACTGTTCTACAGGACAGCCAAAGCAATCCATAGCGGGATGCGTATGTATTCTATACTTATTGCATAGAGGACAGGCATCTCCACTAGTATCCGCATTGAGAACACCCGCTACCTGATTATCTAGCCAATGTTCTTCCGTTGCCTTAAGTAATTCAAGTCTAGTCGTCATGGCGGCGGCTCCTAGCGATTAGCGATTAGCGATTAGCGATTAGCGATTAGCGATTAAACCAAGCTATCCTAGTCGCAGAAACAGGAATCTTATGAAGGGCCGATGGATAGATGTTACGATACTGTGCCA